ATGAGTGCTTTCGCTTTCTCAATGATATATAACTGATATTCTAACCTTCTATCGTCAGGATCCTTTGATCGTGGAACGAACGCTCTTTCACTTGTAACTAACTTATTAAGAGTTTCCTCAACTGGTCTCGTTGGTACCAAACCTCCCCAAGTATGACCTAGGAAGTGAATGCGTGCCGAATGAGTCAAATGCTGCTTATGAGGTGAGATGCGCATCCCAAAGGAACTTGCAACTTCCGCCCACTTAACAACATCAGGGAATGTTTCCATCCCAAGTACCGAATCATCACCGTAAACCACGACATCATTGTTGACTATGTCACCAGTCAATTGAATGATGTAGTGAATTGCGATATAATTCACAATACTACCAACGATCTGCGTTAGCCAGCTACCAGATGGTATGCCCCTCTTTCTTCCATGATAGATAAATCCATCAGGCATCAATATCGGACAAGTCTTGAAGTATAGTTTGACAATCTCCCATACTCTTCGGACTTCATTTGACCAGCCATCTGCATTGAACGAGCCTTCTATAATGTCGAAGGCTGCGTTGATCAACCGTCTGGGTGCGGTTGAATCAAACTTGCTCCAGTCTAAGCAATACTTCACTTTAGCCCATTCGATGGAACGAAGCCTACCCTGTAAAGTGGTTGAAATCATCCCCACAGTGTAGGGAGTCTTCCGGTCGACCGCTACGTCTAACCACGGGATAGCGAATCTGCCCTCAAGAAGAGTCATCTCAAATGGGAAACCCCATACTAATCTGACCTTTTGATTCTCCTGGGTCCTGTGAAAGCCAGCACAAGGGGCAGGAGCAACTCTACCAGTAGCGATAGCACTTGCTCTTCCTAGTGCGTACGTGTATTGATCCTTCTTCCTCCCAAAGGAAGGGAGACCAGCCGACTTCGTCAGTTTATCGTCGATAGGGACTTTATCAGTCTTCAACGGAACTAACGGTCTGTCGCTAAACACAAAAGCGTCCCGAGCTTTTGCGATGGCCACACGTAGTGCATCCTCATTCCACTTAATCTCCGGATCATCCCAATAGTTCGTGAATTGCT